AACAATTGGAACGACTGGAACCGATATTACTTCAACGGTAGCAACAGGAACCGTAACTCCTGTAATAACTTTAAACATTCCTACTGCATCTGCTTCAAATCGTGGAGCTTTAAGTGCAGCAAATTGGACTACTTTTAATAATAAAACAACAAATACAGGTACAGTTACAAGTGTAGCAACTTCTGGTACGATTAATGGTTTAACTCTAACGGGTGGAACTATTACTTCAACTGGAACAATTACATTAGGTGGTACTTTAGCAATTAATAATGCAGATTGGAGTGGAGCTGAGTTAACAGTTGCCAACGGTGGAACTGGAGTAAGTACTATAACTGGTATTTTATATGGAACAGGAACTGCCGCCCTAACCAAAATAACTGGTACTGCTTCACAAGTATTAAGAAGAAATGTTGGAAATACGGCATACGAATTTTACTCACTACCAGCATATAGTACTACAACCGGAACTGTAACGAGTGTTGGCACAACTGCACCGTTAACGGGAACAGTAACAACAAGTGGAAATTTAAGTATAACACAAGCATCAACATCCGTAGATGGGTATTTAAGTTCAAACGATTGGAATACATTTAACGACAAAACTACAAATACTGGTACAGTAACAAGTGTAGGAACAACAGGAACAGTAAGTGGATTGACTTTAACTGGAACAGTAACTACAACTGGAAACCTTACATTAGGTGGAGCTCTTGCAGTTTTACCTTCAAATTTCGCATCACAAACTGCAAAAACATTCTTAGCAGCACCAAACGCTTCGGCAGGTGTTCCAACATTTAGAGCAGTAGTAGTATCAGATATTCCAACATTAAATCAAAATACAACTGGAACTGCAGCCGGATTATCAACTACTTTAGCAGTTGGTAGTGGTGGTACAGGTCTTACTTCGATATCTACATTACTTAATTCAAACAATGTAAATTACATAAAGGATAACGCAGATGATACGGCAACTGGAATAATTACATTTTCAAATACAACGGCATCAACTACTAACGCAACTGGAGCAGTTAAAATATCTGGTGGTTTAGGAGTTATTGGAGCAATAAACGCAGGTGGTGATATTACAGCATTCGCATCATCCGATAGAAGATTAAAGAAAAATATAACACCTATTACAAACCCAATTGAAAAGGTTAAAAAATTAAGTGGTAATACATTTGACTGGAATGAAGATTTACAAGATTTACACAAAGGTTCAGATGTTGGTATTGTTGCACAAGAATTAAATGAGGTTTTACCTGATTTAGTAACGACTCGTGATAATGGTTATATGGCTGTAAAATACGATAAAATAGTTGCGTTATTAATTGAAACAACAAAAGCACAACAAACTATAATTGAAAAATTAGAAAAGAGAGTTAACGATTTGGAAAGTAAACTATAATGTACGATGTTTATTACACAACTGGTGGCGGACCTTGGGTAAATGCTGGTACGGATACGTGGGTTAATATTTGGATGGAAGAAATCGCACCAAAGCTGGATATAAAACCAATACTATTAATTCACAGAAATAAACCAAATTCACATTTAGATTATGAATTCCCAATTGAAACACATTGGCACGGTGATGATATCGGTAAATTTGAAGAAATATGTAAAGGGGCTCGTAGAATAAATATATTACACGGGCATTACACACCAATGAAGTCGATTATAGATAACAAAGAAAAAATACATTCAAATGTTTTACATAATTCAATTGATCATATAATGAAATCATCATTAGGTTCAGATATTCCATTTATAAAGCATCCTTATATGAGTATGGATTGGGAACAAAATGTAGCAGAGTGGAGTGAAAATAATATTTGGGTAGGATTATATGAGATTTTATATAAAAATCAAAACATACCAAATTTTTATGAATTCAAACATAACAAGGAATTATCAAATTCTACAAAAATAGGATTCGGTGCAAGAAGTGAGGGAAGAAAAAACCCACATTTTATAGATAAACTACCAACCATATTATTCACAGATTCAAGTATGTTTAATTTACTTTGGAAACGTGGTGCTAATATAGATTTACAAAAATCAAAGGTTTATCATTACAAACCAGAATATAAGGACACGTTTTATAATATGGACTGGGGAATTTCACATTCAGCATTTACGAGTGAACCATTTGGTTACTCTATATTTGAAGCAGTAGATTACGGAAAGTTGCCAATATTACACGGAACTTGGTGTCCTGATTTTGAATATCCATATAGAGCATCAACGAAAAACGAATTCGGTGATATTTATAATAAGATAGTTTTAGATACATTTGAAGAAAAAACCAAGTGGTTTAATAAATTAAAAACATTTATGATTGAAAATTACACAGATAAAGAAAAGTGGGTTCAATCATTATTAAAAATATATAATCAATAATGGCGGCACCAACATTAGTAATAGGAGATACATTAAGTTTAAGTAATTTAGCTGGAGCAACTGGACAAGGTACAAAATCTATGTCAGCAGCAGCCGGTAGTTCTGCAACACCAATAAAAATGTCTGAATTTGCATTAGATTCAGTTAATACAGAAATAACAGGGTTTACATATGTAGTAGAGAGCACATCTGAAAATTACACAATGGGATATTTGAACGATGGTACTAGATTTAATAGAATTACAACTACGGCATCAAATTTCACATGGACAGCAGTAGATGTATCCCCAAACACAACCGATTATTTAACAATAGGATCATCTCCAAATACATCGGCAACACTTACGGCAGGTGATATGTCGAACTCAACAGGTATCTTGGTAACAATTGCTAAACATTTGGTATCAGCAACATTTTCAGATGGATTTAATGATCATATAGGTGCTGGAGCTGGGTACGGAGTAGCAAGAACAAAAGATGTTTACACAGTTGATACATACGATGGAAATACGGCATTATGTTTAACCGCCAATTCACCAATAATAATGGCTGATGGTACTATATTAGAAGTTGGGGATTTAGAGGATGGTGATGTACTTAAAGGGTTTAGTATCAAGGGTCTGGATGAAGATTCGGATTCTAACTATTTAGATTGGGAAATTGATACACTTGTAGCAACACCAAAAGATGTAAAAGTAGTAAATGTAGTATTCGCATTTAGTGATAGAATTTTCAATATAAATGATGGTGAAATTCGTGGTACATTTGAACATCCTATGTTAGTAAAAGATTATTCAGATAATTTATATAGGTTCAAGAGATTAGCAGAAATCAAAATCGGAGATTCTTTAATAAAGGAAAACTCAAATTCGGTAGAAGAAATAGAAATATTTTCAATAGTTCCCGAAAATCAAATAGAAGAAATCGTATCAATTGATGTTGAAGCACAGGATACATATTTAGTAAACGGATATTTAACACACAATAAAGGTGGCAATACACATACCGATTTAACTACCCCAGCACAGGTAACTGGATTGGTTTGGAATAATACTACAAACGCATTAACTTGGACAGCAGTAGCTGGTGCAAGCGCATATGATGTACAAGTGGATGATATTAATACATTTACATCACCTGAGGTTGATGAAACTGAATGGTCATCTATACTATATAATGGTGAAGCAATTACAACAGGAACACGTTATGCTAGAGTTCGTGCCATTGACCACGGTTTAAAGGGAACTTGGAGTACAACATTAACATTCACACAATCATAAAATTATTTTCTTAAATTTTTAACGTTTGGGAAAAAATCATATATTTATATATACAATACATTAATAATCAATAATATATCAAAATGACAAAAAAAGCAGTTACAAAAGAAGAAATCAAATTTACTGAAGAAGAAATCAAAAGAATCAATGAACTAAGAATTTCAGTATCAGGGATATTCACTCAATTAGGACAAATCTCAATTGAGAAAATTAGATTAGAAAGTGAACACGCAGGAAAGCAAGTTGAACTTGAAACTAAAAAAGGAGATTTATTAGTACAACACGCAGAAATGGTGGAAACTGAAGAAACGTTATACAAAGAGTTAAACGGAAAATATGGTAATGGTAATTTTGATCCTGAGACAGGAATATTCACACCAACTGAATAAAAAGTAACGTACAAACCATATTAAAACAACAAAAAAGTAGTTTAGAAAAACTATTTTATATTTATATGTGTAATTTTACACGAAAAAAAATTAATTAGGAGTAAATAAAATGGCAGAAAAGATTGTATCACCTGGTGTATTTACACGAGAAAACGAAATAAGTTTCTTAGCACAAGGAATTGGAAATATTGGGGCGGTAGTAATCGGACCATTTGAAAAAGGACCGGCGTTCTTACCAATTGTAGTAAATACCCAATCGGAATTCGAAGAAATCTTCGGTACACCTGATGGAACTTATTATTCAGGATATACCGTACAAAACTATTTACGTGAAGCTGGAACAGTTACCATCGTAAAAGTAGGACACAAGGGTGGATATTCACATGTAACACCGTTAGGTATCACATTAAGTGGTAGTAATGGAGTTGAGTTAATATCAGCACTATCATCAACAACAACCGTAAACGAAATAGCAGGTTTCTCAGGTTCAACACTAACTTCCGCAGCATCGGCAAGTTTATTTTCAATTACAGTATTAGGTTCAGACCCAATATCAGCATCAGTACTACCAAGTGCTAATAACGATATTAGTGATATCTTTGGAATATCTGTAAATGGTTCACAATCAACATATGCATATAATTATTTTGAAAATGCGGCAACAAACAATACTATCCTGTCAGCAGGTGGTACAGTTGAATTAGTTGAATTAGCAACACAAGATTTCGCATACGATACTACATTCGCATCTACACCGTGGTTTTTATCACAAGTAGATTTAGGAAGTAATCCGTTATTTAGATTCCATACTTTAGGGTTTGGTAATGTATATAATAAGGAGTATAAGGTTAGTATTTCAAATATTAAAAAAATCGCAAACACAGATTTTCCTGCATTCTCAATCACTATAAGAGATTATGATGATACGGATAAACGAAAATCGGTTAAAGAAACATTTAACAATGTGAACTTAAACCCAGCATCTCCAAATTATTTACCAAAAATTATTGGTGACATAAATACTACAATTGATGCAAACGGTAAAATTTCACAAAATGGTGATTATTCAAACCGTTCTAAATATGTAAGGGTTGAAATGGCAACAGGATTTACTGATGCATCAGCACCTTATGGACATGGGGCATATACAAATCCAGTATTTGTTGGAGTAGCAGGTGGTGGAGAAACAATCGTACCAACAGTTATTTATACAACTGGTTCAAACGCAAATACATCATCTGGAAAAACTAAATATAGTGGTATTGATTTAGAAACAAATAGTATCGAGATTGATAATAACAATTACTTAGCACCGTTACCAGATGGAGCAACAGTTGGATCAAATACAGCATTCGCATTGGATACTTTATTAGGTTTAGTAGTACCATTCTTAGCAGAAACTTCATTAGAAATAAACAAAAGACAATTCACAGTTGGTTTCCAAGGTGGATTTGATGGTATATCTCCAACAATTACAAGTAATTTAGGAGGAGATATTACAGCACTTAATTCACAAGGATTTGATTTATCATCAGCAATTGCAAGTGGAACGACATCATACATTCAAGCTATAAACGCAATCTCTAATCCAGATGATTATGATATTAATTTAGTATCTGCACCGGGTGTTATACGAAGATTGCATTCATATGTATTCGATTATATTGTAGACATGGTAGAATCGAGAGAAGATGCATTCTTCATTGGAGATACAACAGCTATGAGTGATAGTATTGATTTGGCAGTTGAACAAGGTGAAGCTATTGATTCAAATTATGCAGCAACTTATTATCCTTGGGTAAAAGTTATTGATAATACAACAAACAAACTTACAGCAGTACCACCGAGTGTATTGATGCCAGCTATATACGCATCGAATGATGCTATTGCAGCAGAATGGTGGGCACCAGCAGGTTTAAATCGTGGTGGAATCGTAGGAGCAGTAAGTGTATTAAACAGATTAACTCACGCAGAACGTGATACATTATACGAAGGTAAAATAAATCCAATAGCAACGTTCCCTGGAGAAGGAATTGTGGCATTCGGACAAAAAACTTTACAAGAACAACCTTCAGCATTAGATAGAATTAATGTAAGAAGATTACTTATACGAGTTAAGAAGTTTATTGCTTCAACATCAAGATATTTGGTATTTGAGCAAAATACAGCAACGACACGTAATAGATTCATAAATACGGTAAATCCATATTTAGAAAATATACAACAAAGACAAGGTTTATATACGTTTAAAGTGGTAATGGATGAAACGAATAACACACCTGATGTAATTGATAGAAATATCATGGCTGGGCAAATATTCTTACAACCAACTAAAACTGCTGAATTCATTATACTTGATTTCAACATAATGCCAACAGGAGCAAGTTTTTCTGGGTAATTAATAAATAAAAGCACCCTAATTTAATTTAGGGTGTTTAAAAAAAGAACTAAAAATAAATTTCTTATATTTATATAAGAGAAAACTAAATAAAAAGGAAAAATAATTATGGCTGAAGTACTTGAATACGATGACATGTTCTATACGAATTTCGACCCAAAGATGAAAAATAATTTCATCATGGAAATCGATGGAATTCCATCATATATGGTGAAAACCGCTGGTAGACCAAATATATCATTTGATGTAGTTACATTAGATCATATGAATCTTAAACGTAAATTAAAAGGTAAAGGTGAATGGCAAGATGTAACAATAACATTATTTGACCCTATTGTACCAAGTGGTGCACAGGCGGTAATGGAATGGGTTAGACAATCACATGAATCATTAACTGGTAGAGATGGTTATGCAGGAATGTATAAGAAAGATATTGATTTATATCTTACAGGTCCTATTGGAGATAAAATTGAACAATGGAAATTAAAAGGAGCGTTCATCCAATCTACCGATTTCGGTGATGTTGATTGGAGTTCATCAGATGTTGTAGAAATCAGTTTGACACTTTCGTACGATTTTGCCGTACTCGAATTTTAATATACGAATAATATTTGAAATTTCAAAAAACAATATAACCGTCTAAGTGCTACCTTAGACTATGGGGCAATATTATTATCGCCTTAGAAGAAATGAGATACAGAAATGTATCTCTTTTTTTTCATTATTTATTTTTTATATATTTATATACAAATAACAACTAAAAGTTTACAATATGAGTAACATTGAGTACCCAACAGAAATTATAACACTACCATCTGGTGGTAAATGCTATCCGCCGGATAATCCATTAGCATCTGGAACGATTGAAATAAAATATATGACTGCGAAAGAAGAAGAAATTCTAACTTCACAGAATCTTATCAGAAAGGGGGTGGTGCTTGATAAGCTCTTTGAATCTATTGTAGTAGACCCCAAGGTAAATCTAAATGATATTATTCTTGGCGATAAGAACGCAATTATGTTAGCAACTCGTGTTTTAGGATATGGTGCTGATTATATAATTGAGAACCAAAATGAAGAAGGTGAGCAAGAAAAATTAACAGTTGATTTAACAAAAATACAAATCAAAGAAGTCGATGAAAGTAAATTATCCATTGATAACAAATACACATTCGTTACACCAAATGGTAAAAATACAATTGTATTTAAATTATTGACACATGGTGATGAACAGAGTATTGATGCAGAAGTAAAGGCTTTAACTCGTCTAAATAAACAAGGTACTTCACCTGAGTTAACTACACGATATCGACATATGATATTATCGGTTGATGGTAAAGAGGATGTAAAAGATATAACCTCATTTATAAAAAACCAATTCAGAACATTGGATACAAAGGCATTTAGAAAACACTTAAAAGAATTTCAGCCTGATGTGGTAATGGAATATGAGTATATAAATTCACTAACAGGTAATTCAGAGGTAAGACCCATTCCAATGGGTGTAGGATTTTTTTGGCCTACCGATTAACTATTCAAGTATAGTACATGCACAAATATCTGAAATGTGTTATTATGGAAATGGTTATGGTTTTTATGAAACATATACAATGCCAATACACATTAGGAGATTTCATTATAATAAACTAATTGAGTATAAGAAAAAAGAAAGTAAAGATAGTGCTAAAGCTACGCCAAAAGTACCATCAAAAGTTAGAGTGAAGAAGTAAAATTTCTTCACTTTTTTTTTAGTCTATATTTATAGATATAAACACGTACATTTATGAAAATAAACGAATCACATAGACACGCCTTTAAAGAGGTAGTTAAAAAGCATAAAATCATTAAAGAAGGATTTCTTGCCAATCTGTTTAAAAAGAGTTTAAAATCAAAACTTACATCAAGTCCAGATTTAATGTCCGCTATTAAAAAAGCAGATAAAGATTTAGATGATTATAAAAAACTTGTAGCAGATATGAAAAAAAGCGGGGTAACTATCCCGAAATGGGTTAAACTTTAGGTAATATGTAATGGCTAAAAAAAATATAAATAAAGCAGAGTTAGAAGAAATGCAACGATTAAGCCAATCCATAAATCACAATATGGGTAATATTACAGATGAGTCTATTAAACAAAATAAGGAATTCCAAAAACAAAAGAAACAACAAAAAGATATTGCAGGTTCAGTTAAAGATGAATTATCCAAAAAGAAGATTTTAGGAAAGATAAATGAAAGTAACTCAAAAACCTTATCACATATATTAGGAATATCATCTGAAATAACCAAAGAAAATAATAACTCTCAAAAAGCGGTAGGTGGCTTAACCAGTTCATATGATACATTAAAATCTATGATTTCTGGAATGTCAGATACACTAACAGAAATGTCAGATTTGGATTCAGCACAAAGTGATAATTTACAGAATCAATTCAAGTTACATCAATCAATAATTAAATCAATTAAAGGTGAAGAAACTATTCAACAAGCTATAATTGATTTAGAAAATGAAAGAGTAAATCTTGGAAAATTACGAGGTATAGAAAACGATGATACCATTAAACAATTAGAGGATGTAAATTCACTAATACAAGGGCAACTTGGTTTAGAATCACAACGATTAGGTATATTAGGAAAAGTAACTGGAATAACCAATGATGTAGCATCTTCTACACAAGGAGTATTCGAGGGATTAAAATCATCAATAGAAGGGATACCCATTTTAGGTAAAGTATTTTCATCGTTAATACCATTTGATTATATAAACAATAGTATAAGTTTAATGTCAAAAAACTTTATTGCAGGATTTGGTAAATCATTTGTAGATACGGCTATAAAAAATCAAGGTGTAATGGGTGCATTTTCATCAAGTATTTCTGCAGGATTTAAAGGAATGAAAGCCGCCGCATCTAAATTTTGGGCAGTTGTAACAAGTCCACTTGGTATAGCTATTGCAGGATTTGCCGCAATTGCAGCAGTAGTAGGATTGGGTGTATTACGTATGTCACAAATGGATAGTGCCGTTCATCATGTAGGAGAAAGTACAGGATTATTACATTCACAATTATATGGTGTAGATAAAACAATTTCAGCCGTTCACGCAAATACAGCAGGACTTGGTACATCATTTGATGATGTTGCAAATACCGTTTCAGATTTTAGTAATGCGTTTGAGGGTACGCAATCAATTTCAGAAGGTGTATTAAATTCAATGGTAGTACTGAATAAAAATTTCGGTGTAACCACACAAAGTGCATCACAACTAAATAGAATATTTCAAAACATAGGAGATTTAAGTGCCGAACAATCACAGCATTTAATTGGACAGACTGTTCAATTGGCTAAACAAGCTGGTGTTGCACCAAGTAAGGTAATAGAAGATATAGCAAATAATTCAGAAGTAGCATATAAGTTTTTCCAAGGAAATGCTAAGGAATTGGCAAAAGCTGCAGTTGAGGCAAGATTATTAGGTACAAATATAGGTGCATTGGCTAATACGGCTGAAACCTTATTAGATTTCGAAAGTAGTATTACCGCTGAATTAGAGGCTGGTGCTATGATGGGTACGAATTTCAATTTCTCACAAGCTCGTGGACTTGCATATGCTGGTGAAACGGTTAAAATGCAAAAATCAATTCTAAAAGAAATTGAAGCAAAAACTGATATAACCAAATTAGATATATTTCAACAAAGAGCATTAGCAAAAGCTAGTGGAATGGAATTTGGTGAACTAAGTAAACAAATTAAAATTAGAAAACAATTTGGAAAACTTAAAGGTGATGATTTGGCAACCGCTATGGCGTTATTTGATGCAGGAAAAGATATTACTAAAATGTCTAAAATTGAATTGGGTGTTCAAACACAAAAAATGAAAAAAGATCAAGATAGGCAAACCAAATTGGCTAAAATGGGAAATTCATTAAAAGAGATGGGTTCAGTAATCATGGATGCATTATTACCCGTAGGTGAAGTTGTATTTGCCGCATTAACACCTATAATTGGAATTCTTAAAATGGTAGCACCATTAATAGTGATGGCATTTAAACCTTTAACTTGGGTTCTTGGAGTAGTTAATAATGTATTCTCACTTTTTACAGCACTTGCAAACGATGGTATTGGTGGAGTGTTAGATAAATTTAAAGAAATGGGCCCTTGGATGTCATTCTTTACGGCATCTGCCGCAACATTCGCATCAATATGGGCAGTATCAATATTACCATCTATTGTAGCATCTGGAATTTCATTAGTAACAACTACCGTTCCTGCGATGTGGAAGGCTGTAGCAGGAGCAGGAGCTTGGGCAATTGAGCAAGCAGGAATTTTAATGAGTTCAATTGGAACTGGATTAACGATGGTTGGTTCAGTAATTCCAGCTATATGGACGGCTGTATCTGGGGCAGGAATATGGGCGATATCACAAGCAGGAATTGCATTATCAGCAATTTCAACTGCTATTTCTTTAGCTGGTGGAATTCTACCAGCTCTTTTTAAAGCAATAGTATCCGCAGGAGCTTGGGCAATAGCACAGGCATCAGTAGCAGTTGCCTCAATAACAACTACGGTAGCACTAACAGCTGGTATTGCTGCAATATCAATTGCTGCCGGAATCGGTGCAGCAGTTTACGCTATGAATAATTCACAATCCGAAGCTGAAAATGCAGTACCAGCAGGTAGTATAAATGATGGAATTGTGCAACAAGGTAAAATTATTTCAACACATCCAGAGGATACTATAATAGCAACACAAACACCCGAAACATTATTGAGTGCAAATGAATCGGCAGTAAATAATATTTCGATTGATAATAGTGATATGATATCTAAAATGGATGAAATGATATCTGCAATCCGTAGTGGTAAAGATATATTTTTAGATAAAGAGAAAGTCACCAACTCTATAATGAAACAAAAAGAAAAAACAACTGGTAATACATTCGGGTTAGGAGTAGCATAATATGGCAAAAACATTAAGAGATTTATTCAATGGTTCAAAATGGGAAAGTGATGTAAAAAAGGAAACGGAAACGTTTTTAGAAGAAGAACTATCTGGAATTCGTGTAAAAAGTTTAGTAGATGTAAACAATCCATTAATTTATGGTAGTGAGGCAACTCGTATCGCGTTACGAACTACACCTGTACTTGATGATATGAAAGCAGCGG